GGCACCACCATCCCCACCCCGGCCGCCGAGCGCGAGCTGGCCCCCATCGAGATCGAGGGCGCCGGACGCGTGGAGGCCGACCTCGGTGGCGCCGAAGCCGAAGAGCAAGCCGAAGCCGAAGAGCCCGGGTCGGGCCCGGGCACGCCGCGTCGGAGGCGCTGAGCGATGGCGCTGTCGGACCTGTTGGACCTGCTCCCCGACAACACGTCGGGCGAAATCAGCCCGGCCGACATGCGCACCATCGTCACCGCCCTCTATGGCGACGCCAACCCGCCGTATGCCAACGTGGTCAACCAGGGACCGGCCACGTTGGCGGTGGCGGCGGCCTGGACGGCGGTGCCCGGCACCGCCCCCTACGCCTTCACCCTCGAGTCCGACGCCGACGTTCAGTTCGTGCTCTCGCTCAACGTCGATTCGATGTCCAACAACAACCAGATCCAGGTCGGTCTCGACCTCTCGGGCGCCACCATCGTCGCGGTGGGGTCCAAACCCGAGCAGGTGCTCCTGATCGGGGGCAAGCAACAGGTCCAGGCCCGCCTCGAGGTCACCTTCGTGGCCGCCCTGGCGGCGGGGACGACCAACATCGCCATGAAGTACACGGCCCAGGTGGCCGGCGGCCTGCTCTCGGCCATGGCGGTCCAGGCGGTGACGGTGTCGGGATCGTGAGCATGCCGAGCGCCTTCGACCCGGGCTATTCGCCCGGCTTCGGCGCCCCGTACACCGCGCCGGTCACCACGGGCTGGCCGACGGTGTCCGACGTTCAAAACCTGCTGCGCGTCGAAGCCGGGGTGACCGGCGACGACACCCTGGTCGGCCAGGAGCTCAACGCCGCCATCGGCTGGGTGACGGCGCGCTGCATGCCCGAGTACGTGACCGAGGGCACCGACCGCTTCTTGCCCGACCAGCTCTTCGCCGTGGCCATGCACGAGGCGGCGCGCCTGTACCGCCGGCGTGACAGCGTGGACGGCACCATCGGCTGGGGCGACATGGGCGTGGTACGAGTCGGGCCCAAGGACCCCGACATCGAGACCCTGATCGCACCGTTCCTCAACATCGTGTTCGCGTGAGCTGGAACCGCGCCACCGTGGCGGCGGCGTTCGCCGCCACGCTCGAACCCGCGGTCGGCGTCAAGGTCCACCAGTGGATGCCCGAAATTCTCAACCCGTACTGCCTGGTCGTGAACCGGCCGGTCAGCGTCAACTACGGCGCGGTCGCGTTCGGCGTCGACGAAGGCGAAGTGCCGGTCGTCGTCGTCGGCGGCGTCGAGACCGAACCGGCGATTGACGCCCTGAAGATGACGGCCCGCGACGCCGTCGAGGCCGACCCCACCCTGGGCGGCGCCGTGACGAAAGCCTGGCCGATCCTCGAGCGCAACTGGTTGAACCGCGTCGGCGCCGGCGGCCTGCAGCTGCTGACGGTCGACCTGGTCTTTACGGTCGTGACCTGATGCCCGCCCCCACCGTCGCCGTCGTCGGCATGTCGGCCCTACGGCGTGACGTCACGCGCATGACCGCCCAGGGCGGCGCCCTGAACGCCGCACTCGTGAAGGCCGGCCTGGCGGCCGTGGCGCCGGTCGCCGACGCCGCCCGCGCCAGTCTCCCCCAGGTCAGCGGCCGCCTGGCCGCCGACGTGCGCACCAGCGCCACGAAAACGGGCGGCGCGGTTCGCATGGGCCGCGCGTCGCTGCGTTATGCCGGCTGGGTCGAATTCGGCGGTCACCGCAAGGCGCCGCACCCCTCGACCCGCCAGTTCGAGCCGCGCGGCCGCTACCTCTTCCCGGCCGCGCTGACCCTGGCCACGGCGGTCGCCAACCGTTACGACCAGGCCGTCACCCAGGCGCTCAATTCTTTCCAATGGACGAACGAAACCACGGACGCCGCCGGCGTTCACGATTAGGAAGGTAGGCCATGCCAACAGCTACAAAAGAACGAAACGGCGAGCCTGAAATTCACACATTCGGCACGCCCGAAACGATGGCCGCCGGCGACGCCACGCCGCCGACCGCGCAGCCGCTGGTGCTCAACGACGCCTACTACGAGCTGACCGGGGTGAACCTGCGCTGTCTGGTCAAGCACCTGGAATTGGTGCCCGAGAACAAGCTGCAGACGGCGACCACGCTGTGCTCCGAGGTCGACTACGTCGGCGTTACGAAATGGCACCAGCGCGTGACCTTTTACCAGTCCTTCGACCCGGGCGCGACCTACGCCACGCTGAACGCGGCCTATCAGGCCTGGGTCACCAGCGCCCAGCCGGCGCAGTTCAAGGCGCGCCCCCATTCGTCCCAGGTCGCCAGCGCGACGAACCCGGTTATTTCGGGCCTGGTCATCCCGATGCCCTTCGAGCTGCTGATCGGCGACGCCGGGGTGCTCTCCGAGGTCGTCATCGACTGGAACATGACGGCACCGCCCACCGTCGACCTGGGGTCGGTCGCCGCCACCGGCGCCACCGCCGGCGTCCCCGGCTATTTCACGCCGCTCGGCTGCGTCACGCCGGCGAACCTGGCCGCGCTGACCGCCGGCGTCACGGCCTCGCCGGCGGCGAACTGGACGGCCGGCCAGTACGTCATCACGGCCGACCATATCGGCGCCAACTGGAACGGCACGGCCTGGGTCGCCGGCGTTCACCCCTAAACCGTCCAGAATCGCCCAGGAGGTCACGAAACGAAAGGGCTGGCACCAATGGACCAGGAACCGAACACGCAAAACGCCGCGCCGGTCGTCGACCTCGACGAACCGCTGCCGACGCTGGTCACCGTGACCCAGGAATTCAGCGCTCGACTGCCGACCCAGCGCGTCATCGACACCATGGCGCGCGCCGAACCCGGCGTGAATTTCGCCGACCTGGCGCAGAGTCAGCCGTTCCGAATCGTGGCGTTTCGTGCGCTGCTGCGCGATTTCCCCGGCCGCGACCCCACGTCGCTGTGGATGCACTCCTACGACGTCGAATGTCAGGTCGTCGAGGCAAACCCTACGAACGGGAGGTCGCCGACGCCCGCGCCCGGTTCTGCCATTACTGGAACCTGAAACCCTGGGAAATGGACGAACTGACCGATTCGGATTTCGCCGCCATGCTGCGGCTGATGACGGCCGAAGCGCGCGAAATCGAGCGCGTCAAGGCGGCGACCGCCCGCGCCGCTAGAAGGTAGGGACCATGGCCGGCCCATCGGTCATGGTGCGCGTTCTCGGCGACGTCAGCGGTCTCGGCCAGGCGTTCACCGGCGGCGCCACGAAGGCGGAAGGGGCGGCGACGAAGATTCACGCCGCCTTCTCGACCGTGCTGGGCCAACTGAACCAGACCGGCGTGCTGGGACCGTTCGGCCAAATGCTCGAACAGGCGAACAGCTCACTCGAACAGCTGAGCGGCCACGGAAAAGAGGCGTCGACCGTGCTGCTGGGCATGGGCGGCACCGCGCTGACCGCCGGCCTGGCGCTGCAGCAGGCCGGCAGTAAGGACCAGGCGGCGCACCAGCAGCTGCAGGCGGCCGTCACCGCCACCGGGAAGAGTTATTCGACCTACGCCGGCCAGGTCGAGGAGGCCATAAAGCACCAGGCGAAGTTCGGCAACGACGCCGTCGAGACGCAGAACGCGCTGCAGAAGCTGACCCAGGCGACGCACAACCCGGCCGAAGCGCTCAAGCTCTTGAGCACGGCGACCGACCTGGCCGCGGCGAAACACGAAAGCCTGACCGAGGCGGCGACCCAGTTGGGCAAGGTCTACAACGGCAACGCGAAATTGCTGAAGGAATACGGCATCGTCGTCGACAAGCACACGCATCTCACGGCGCAGGGCCAGACGGCCACCGAGGCCCTGGCCAAGGTGCTGGCCGGCCAGGCCTCCGCGTCGGCCAATACCTTCAGCGGCCACGTCAAGGCGATACGGACCGAAATGGAGAACGGCGTCGCCACGATGGGCCAGCGCTACGGCCCGGACCTGACCAAAGTAGGCGCCGCGCTGTCTGGCGTCGGCGCCATTATGAAGGTCGTCCAGGGCGCGACGCAGCTGTTCAAAACGACCCAGGAGGCATCGACGGCGGCGACGGAGGCGGCGACCGTCGCCGAAGATGGGCTGAACGCGTCGCTGCTGGCGAACCCGCTGGTTCTGATCGTCGCCGCCATCGTCGCCGTTATCGCCATCATCGTTATTTTGGTCATGCGGGTAAAGGTCGTGCGCGACGCGTTCAAGGACCTTTGGGCGTTCAGCGTGTCGGCGTTCAAGGACATTTGGAACGCCATAAAGACGGCGTTCGATTTCGTCGTCGACCACGCCAAGGACGTCGTGGCCGCCCTGCTGCTGCTGCTGGGACCGCCCGGCTGGATCATCGCGGCGTTCGTGCTGTTCCACAAACAGATCATCGACTTCTTCACCAAGCTGCCGGGCGAGATCGTGTCCGCCATCGGCGACGTCGGCAAACTGCTGACCCAGATCGGCGAGGACATCTTGAACGGCCTGTGGGCCGGCATCCAGTGGGTCTGGAACAACGTCGTCCTGGGCTGGTACCTGGGCCTGGGCAAGCTGATCGTCAACACCATCGGCGACCTGACCAAGGTGCTCGAGCAGGCGGGCAAGGACCTCTTGGGCGGCCTGTGGGCCGGCATCCAGTGGGTCTGGAACAACGAGATCGCCGGGTGGATCGCGATAGGCAACTGGATCTCGGGCGCCGTGGGCGACCTGGGCAGCGCCCTGGTGTCGGCCGGCAAGGCCCTCATCGGTGGCCTGTGGAACGGGATGAAGACGGCGTGGAACGACGTCACCGGCTGGATCGGCGGTCTCGCCGCCCAGATCTCGAACCTGACCGGCGGCATGTTCAACGGCATCACCAACGCGTTTATCGGCGCGCTGAACCTGCTGATCGACGCCTGGGACGGGTTGCATTTCAAACTGCCCGATATCAATTTCGGCCCGATTCACATATCAGGGCCGGATATCGGCGTGCCGAACATTCCCCATATCCCCAAGGTCGACACCGGCGGCTACGTCGC